TTTTCCAAATACGCTCATATGTATAATGAGTATTTGGATTCTTAGAAAAATTTCCTCCTATAGTTCAATTGGAAGAACAGCTGATTTATATTCAGTATTAGCGGCAGATTACCGTAAGGTTCAGGTTCGAATCCTGATGGGAGGACCAAGAAAAAAGTAGTTAAATTTTAGAAAAAAAAGGTATAATAATATTCTAATGGTCAATATTGATATTCCTGCATTTAAATGCTTGATTCGTCAGTCGCATTTTACAAAGAACGAGGCGCATCGTGATATCTTTCACGAGGCATATGCGTTTGGTGTGCAGTCTATTTCCTCGAAAATATTGACTTTTCATTTAATGACCGACTATGGAATGTTACGTAGTCGAGTGCCTTTGAGCGAAATTTATCTAAAGCCACCAACAGAAGATATTCCCTATTACTACAAGCAATTGTGGGATTGTTTTGGCGAGTATTGTACGATTACGAAATTTGATTTTTTAAAAGAAAAACGTGCCGAGGTGCTACTGCGAGATAAGCGAAAAATTTGGGCAACATATCTTTTCACCATCGATTGGTTTAATAATCCATATAGTGAAGAGCCGTCTGATTATAAGTGCGGTCACGTACTAGTCGCCGATGACGGTTATCTATTATGTCAACCAAACAATCGCCTGTTTTGGCGAGATAGTAATTGGGTCACAAAACAATTTCCAATCGCGCCTAAAGAAATAAAAGTTGATCAGGAACACCTATCGGTTGAAACAGTTGCTGATCGATGGGTTACCGAAGATACCGATAGTTTTTATTATGAGGTAACTAAAGCATGAGCGTATGAACCAATCCAGACTGTGTCGCCGCGCAAGGCTATAAAGCTTCTTGTTCGTGGTGTCGCGATTGCTGAGAAGTATTCAGAAGAAGTCTGGCGTGGCGTCACCAGCCAAATCGTGATTCCTTCAGTTGTTCGTCTGTTGAACTTCTATAAAATTCCGCATAGAATATACAGGCTATCGAAGCGAAATATTTTTGCCAGAGACAACTGGACTTGCCAATATTGTCAAACACAAACGTTTGGTAATAGCGGTACAATCGACCACGTCATACCACGTTCGCGTGGAGGAGAATATTCTTGGGACAATTTGGTAACGGCTTGCAAATCCTGTAATTCAAAAAAGGGAAACAAGACGCCAGCCGAAGCAGGAATGAAATTGTTCAACAAATCACCAAAGTTGAACTACAGAGCAATCCTGCGAAATCTAGGAGCCTCCCGCGCAGAATGGCGTGAGTACTTGTTCCTTGGAGCCTAAATTTTTATTTCCTTTAGAATCAATAGTTTAGCTGCAAGTCATTGATTCTAAAGGAAATATAGTTCTAGCTTTTTTTGCGCCAATGCGCTATACTAGTTCTATAAGGTTGATTAAAGGAGAAAAGAAAATTATGGATTTGTTTGTTTTGTTCGGTGTTGTGACTGGCTGGTGGCGTGCTGATGTGCTGGGCGTGTACTCCACCCGAGAAGCGGCTGTCGAAGCTGCCGCCTCCTTTGAAGAGACCGAAGGCCACGGTCGATGGTATGATTCGTTCCAAGTTTGCGTGCATTATCTGGATGAACCTGCTGAACTTGGACAAAACCGCGTAGAAGATTTCGTCCTGTAGCTCAGTTGGAAGAGCACCGCACTTTTAATGCGAGAGTCGCAGGTTCGAGTCCTGCCAGGATCACCAAAAAGATTGTTGTGGTTTTAGAAAAGAAAAGGTAGAATAAATTATGACTGGTGATTACTTGTGCCGTTACTACATCAAAGGACGTCTGACAGAAGAGGTTGTATACGCTTCGTCTCCGTTCCAGGCTCAGCGAATTGTTGAAGCGAAGTATAAGGGATCCGACTTCCGTTGGTCTGGACCTCCGAACTTGGCTAAGAACTCCATACGCTGGACCTAAATATAGTTTGACATTGACCTCGCGAATAAGCCAAGTATGGCGATATCGGAAAGTCGATCGATCGACTCTTGGAAGATTCTGTTCTCTCTCTATCTTCCTTGTAAAGCCGCTGCTGTTTGGAAGTTGCGCGATCCACCGACGAGGTCAATCCAGAATCGCTGGCCTAGCTCAATTGGCAGAGCATCTGATTTGTAATCAGAAGGTTGTCAGTTCGATTCTGACGGTCAGCTCCAAATACGCGAAAGTTAAATAATTATGATCCTTGTTGACTTAAATCAGGTTGTGCTGTCAAACCTTATGCAGCAAATCAATATTACCAAAAGTGAGAACGTCGAAGAGAACTTTCTGCGGCACATGGTTCTGAATTCTATTCGTTCCTACAAGACTAAGTTTGGCCACGAGTTTGGTGAGATTGTTTTATGCAACGACACCTACAACTACTGGCGCAAAGACTTCTTTCCTTACTACAAGGCAAACCGCAAAAAGGCACAGGAGTCTTCTCTGTACGATTGGAACGTAATCTTCCAGTCGCTCAACAAGATCAAAGACGAGATCCGCGAAGTCTTCCCCTACAAATTCGTGGCCGTTCCGCGTTGTGAAGCCGACGACGTGATTGCTGTTCTCACTCGCGCCTATTGTCAATCCGAGAAGATCCTTATCGTTTCAGGTGATCACGATTTCGTTCAGCTGTTCAAGTACCCTAACGTCCAGCAATACTCTCCTGTTCAAAAGAAGTTTATCACCGAAGAAAACTCTGTAGAATTTCTCAGAGAAAAGATTATCTACGGAGACTCAGGTGACGGCGTTCCTAACATTGCTTCCGAAGACGACACCTTTGTCGCTGGTAAACGACAGCGTAGGGTAACAAACAAGATTATCGAAGCGTTGGAAACAAATCCCAACTATCAGCGCAACAAGGTTCTTATTGATTTTGACTGTATTCCTGATATGGTTTCAGATGCGATTCTAGCAGAGTTTAAGAAGCCGATGACAGGATCAAAGGATAAGGTTTATCCTTACCTGATAAATAATAAGCTGAAACTGTTACTTACAGCACATGGAGAATTTTAATGGCATACGTGAAACCACCTTCTGAAATTTTTGCGGAAGCGAATCTGATTGACACAGTAAAGGAACGAGCAGAATTTTTGCGAGCCCATATGCGTCCTTCTATTCGCATTTTATTGGCTTGTGTCTTTAACCCTAAGATTGTCTTCCCCGATTTCTCAGACGTTAAATGGAAGCGACTCAACAATCAACGTGGTATTACTGACACGAATATCGACAAAGAATGTCGTAGAATCTATGTCCTTTGCGATGAAGTTAACATTCCGTTCGAACGCAAAAAAGCAAAATTGATTCAGATGCTTGAAGGAATGCATGTTGATGATTCTGAACTATTATTTAACTGGATTCTCAAGAAGAAATTACCAGCATCAAAGATTACTAGTTCGTTTATCATCAAATCTTTCCCTGAACTTTTTGATTTAAATATTAGTCCAGTAGTTTACGGACGTTAGAAATTATAGTATAATAATTATTGAAAGAGGTAATAAACTAAAATTATGTCAAAATTCGATTCTTTTACACTTGATGTACTCTCAAACTTTTCTCAGATCAACAATTCAATTGTTGTTCGTAAAGGCAACGAAATTCGTACAATGTCAGAAAATAAAACCATGATGGCTGAAGCTATTGTTCCTTTTACGTTTGATCGTGACTTTGGTATCTATGATTTACGCAAACTACTAGGATGTGTTTCTATTACCAAAGATCCTGACGTCACTCTGGATGAAAAGCATCTCGAATTGATATCAGGGAATAATAAGATCAAGTATCTGTACACGGATATTTCTCAACTGCTAACTCCAACCAAACGCATAAACCTTCCTAGCACAGAAGTCACGTTTGAACTTACTTCAACTGTTCTGACGGAGGTAATTAAATGTTCTCAGGTTCTTTCTGTTGATGATGTTTGCATCTCTTCCGAGCTCGGCAAAATTATTATCACTGATCTTGACAAGTCTAATCCAACCTCTAATTCTGCAATCTTTAATGTTGCTGGTACTTCTAAGGGTGACTTCAAGGCTCTCATGAAGATCGCTAATCTGAAGTTTATTCAAGACGATTATGAAGTAAAGATTTCTTCAAAGGGTATTTCGACATTCGAGTCAAAGAACCGCCCAGTGAAGTATTACATTGCTATTGAGGCTGATTCAAAGTTCTAATATATGCCTAACCAAAACTTTTCTCATCTAAAGAATTATAAGATCGAGGAACATAATCCCTTGTACGGGAAATTTCTTTGTGTTCTAAAAGAACTACAAAAGGAAGACAAGTTGATCTCTTGGCACAAAGATATCGAGGGACGACAATACCCAGTACATATTTGTTATCCAGAAATAGATTTTTCTACTTGGATGCATTTGAGTGAACCAGAGGTTCTGATGAAGTACACTTATATTCGGTCGCACGAAACAGCCAATTTACAAGACCCTTCTTCTTTCTTCCGAAAGAAGAGAAAAGAGCCTGTTAGTAAGGCAGAATGGTGTTGTAACTCTGAGTTAAATACTAAAAAAAGAGGTCCTTTTGTTGGAACTTCTATCGAAGATAACACCGAGATTGTTGTTGCTTCTAGGTCAAAATTTAAGTCACCGAAGAAAAAATTCAACGGTGAAGATATCTTCCCTGCACCTTCTCGTGTAGTCTCTGTTTTACCAATTTAATTGACTTAGTTGTTTTGATAAGGTATACTATATTATGAAAGTTAATACATTATGGACGGAAAAGCACAGACCGCAAACGATTGACAATTGTATCTTGCCTGACGATATCAAGGCATCGTTTAAGGCGTTTGTTGACAAAAATGATCTGCCGAACATGTTGCTGACAGGTAAGCCTGGGATGGGCAAAACTACAATCGCCAAGGCTGTGTGTAATCAATTAAATTGTGATGTGATGGTTATAAATGGTTCTGACGAGGGTAGAACCATTGACACTCTGCGAGAGAAATTAAAGTCGTTCGCGTCAACTGTTTCTCTTTCAGGCGGCTTAAAGGTTATTATTATTGACGAGGCAGACTACATGAATGCTCAGTCGGTACAACCTGCGCTTCGTAATTTCATGGAAGAGTTTTCTTCTAATTGTAGGTTTATTCTTACCTGCAACTTTAAGATGAAGATTATTGATCCATTGATCTCGCGTTGCACCGTGTTCGAATTCAACATTCCCTCTTCACAGAAACCCAAACTAGCAGCGCAATTAATGAATCGCATTTCTAATATTCTGCAAGAAGAGGGTGTTGAGTTCGACAAGAAGGTTGTTGCGGAAGTTATTATGAAATTCTATCCAGACTTTCGTAAAACTATCTCTGAGTTACAGCGTTATTCAACCCAGCGAGGAAAAATCGACGTTGGTATCCTTGCGGCGATTGAAGATGTAACAATCAAAGATCTAGTAAACTCGCTAAAGAGCAAAGACTTTGGTGGGATGCGGAAGTGGGTAAATGAGAATCTAGATAATGATCCTACACAGATTATACGTACTGTGTTTGATTCATTGGAGGATCATCTTGAACCTGCTTCTGTTCCTCAGGCGATTATTATTCTGGCTGATTATGCTCACAAGTCATGTTTTGTAGCAGACATGGAATTAAACCTTTCAGCGATGTTTATCCTAATCATGGCTGAATGCCAATTTAAATAAACCATGCCAGAGCTAAAAGACATTCTTAAGTCTATCAACATTACAAAGGACGGGGATCTGATTGACGATTACAACAAGTCAGATTACCCTCCCTTTGTTGTGAATAGATGCTTCTCGTATTATCCAGACACGATCCTTCACGCAAATGAAATGAATATGCGTTCTGATCTAGATAAGAAACTACAGTATAAATATCTTCTGAACGCAGTTCGGAAGAAGAGTAGATTCTCTCCGTGGTTGAAATATAAGCTTCCTGAAGAGATCCAGTTGATCAAAGATTATTATGGTCTGTCAACTGCAAAAGCCAAAGAAGCACTTCCCCTGCTTTCAAAAGATGATTTAAAGAACATCAAACAGATTTTGGATAAAGGTGGAATTAAGAAATGATTGAATCGCTAGTCGAGGTAACTCTAGATTCAAGGGACAATTTTCTAAAAATAAAGGAAACCCTGACTAGAATTGGTATCGCCTCTAACAAAGAACGTAAATTATATCAGTCCTGTCATATCTTGCACAAACGTAGCAAGTATTACATCGTGCATTTTAAAGAGTTGTTTGCTCTTGACGGACGCAAGTCTACTATGGATGATTCTGATATAGAACGTAGAAATGCTATTGCGATGCTATTAAACGAATGGGGTCTTTGCAAGATTGTTGATATGGAACAGGTAAAGAACTTCTGTCCCTATAACAAAATCAAGATCTTGTCGTATGGTGAAAAAGACAAGTGGGAATTGATCTCTAAATATTCTATTGGTAAAAAGAAATTTTAGGGAGAACGAATGTGACTTATAAGCCAACTGAGCGAAGTGCTAAAACAGCCTACACGAAGTTGAATAAAGCCATATTTAATTCCCAACTACCGCCATCTTCTTATATTGATTTTGATATCGGGGAGATTCCGATGAAGTGGTGGGCTTATTGCGAGTACAAAAAGATAACAGGATTTAAGATAAAGTTACTTCCTGAATACATTAGCCGCGATTTCTTTATTGCGATTCTGGCACACGAAATGGTCCATGTGTGGGAACAGTTAACCTATTCCCGAATGACACATGGACCTAATTTCTTTTCGTTTAAAGATGTATTCGAATTGAACGATATCGAGCTAACTCGATGCTACGATCACGAAGACTTTGTTTAAAGTCTTATGATTTGGTTTTTATGAATCCAAGTTTATTCCCGCCTGAGTAACCAGCCCAACCAAAAACGAACTTAGCGTCCCTGAACTTGGCCAAAGAAAACGTTATCGTTTTGGGTTTGATCGAAATATTCACTTGCGAGGCTTCAACTAAATTTGCTATCTTATTTAGTACATCAAGATAGGGTTTTCGGATATTGAGTTCTCGCCTCAGGGATTCGCCTAGCGGACCAACAATCAGGCGATTTGGTTCTCTACCCGATTCAAACATTTTCTCCGTTGGTCTAGAATTCGCCTTGGTGTAGAAAGTACTTAGTTGTTTTTTGAGTTGTTGCGCTGTTTTATTTTTAGCCCATTCATCTATTTTCTTGTTTGTGATTTTCGCAACAGGCACGTTCATCACCTTAGACAACTCTTTAATCGCATCAGTTTGTAATATACGGTGGCCTTCAATCATCCCGTCTTTCATCGAAAGGGATATGATTTTTCTCAAAGAAGAAATGATTTCTGATTCTTCGGTTGTGAAGTTTAATTCAATCCCTGTTGCTTTGGTTGGGTTCTTGATAACATCGTCGATGCTATCAAGAATATTACCGATGGAAACCTTCGATCCGCCTTCGGATTTAACTGAATATGGTTCCAGAGTTTTCTTACTGACACCATAGAGATCGATGAAAGGTAAGTTTGAAATATCTGGAAATTTGATTTTTGTCAATCCTGTTTCATTATTCAGTAGCCAAATAGCACTCAAGATCTCACCGAAGTCTTTTGAAATAACGTTCAACTCACTCAAGAATTTTTCTGGGACGGTAATATTGAACGAACTTCCCTTACCGTTGACTGTTTTAGCAAGGTATACCAAAAATTTCTTTTCTTCTGGTTTTAGCTTTTTGTTCGTTTCAAGAAGAGAAATGATACCGTCGCTTGTCAAGGTCTTGTCGGCGAACCCCAAGCTATCTGGGGTCAACTCTTTATTCGCGAATATAACGGAAGTTGTCTCTCCTCCTCGAGTTTTACTGCCTTTAAGGAAATAAGAATCTGCAAGAGACTTAGATAACATCACTTGGAACTTATCACCAGATTCGTCTTGTAGCCCAATCCAAACAGGTTTTTTCGTGGTGCTGACTTTGGTAGGATAGACTTGAGTTATATTTTTATCTTTCTCAGGACCAATGAATAACACCGTGAACAGAGTTCCTTCTTTGTAGGGTCCGATGACGAAGGGTTTGTTTAGGCGCACAACTGAACCTTCAGGGTAATTATCTGGGTGTGAACCGAGATTCGCCTCTTCTAGCTCTTCTGCTTCTTGTAAGATTGCTTTAAACTTTTTGAACGACAACATCTTTCCCATCTCTGTTTTGGTCCTTTTTAGATTTTTGTTATAATGACTCGATAGTGAAGTGTGAATAGTTGAATGTGACATCGGAAGTCACAACTGTTGCGTCAGTTGCTTGAGCGTCGTAAGAAAGAGCGCCAAGTGAAGTTGGCCAACAATCAACGAAAGTAACTTTTACAATAGGGTTGTACTTATTCGATAGAATAGTTAACTGACCGTCTGAATATTGATTCTGATTTTGATTCTTGTATAACCTATAGGCTTCGGTGTCTGTTGTTCTGCCAAGACCACTCATCCAGTTCAAGAGTTCTTTGTAGTTTGCTAGGTTCTCTTGGACGATGTAGTTTAACGTTAGAGTCTCGAAGTTAAGCTTGTCACCTGGGATTGGCCTATCACGAAAAGGAGTAGGGTGTACAACTGAGTTCAAAGAAACAGGTGGTAGACTAACCGAGTAAGAAGTAAAGGTGACGTTCCGGATCTTGTCAAACGTCATCTTAAATAACGGTTGCAACGAACGATCATATGTAGATGGCGTAAAGGACATTTAGCTCTCTCTTATCTTTAACTTTAACTTACTGTTACCCTTCCACAATCGGTGGAAAATCATTGCTGGGATAAAGCAAACATCACCTACTTTTAGTTCATAAGGTAACTGGTTGTCGAACTGCAACTTCCAACCTTCGCCTTCTAGAACTTCTACTTCACGGTCTAGTTTGTCTCGGTGCCAATACAACTCAGTCACATCAACGTCTTCGTTGAACTCGCGTATAAAAAGGGAATCTTCTAGTTTGGTATCCAAAAATGTCATAGTATGATATTATTTATTACCAGAAAAAATTCCCTCCGCCGCTTAAACCCAAGCTTTTCGCCCACCATGGCAAACGACACGACCAGTATCCAGGAGTTGTCTTATCCTTTGTTAATTCACATTTGTGTCTAGCAGCAAAAGACTTTCTAGCTTCTGGGTCGTTAATTTTAGCTTTTAGTCCTGAGGTATCACCGAACTCAATTTTGATGACA